GTTGGTGTTTCGGTTCTTCCGGGACGACGGATGTAATCCCCCCATCCCGAGATCGCCTCAGACGGTGAGCACGGCACCGTTGGAAGCTCGTGAAGCCCGGCCGCGGGGAGGCAAAGTGTCGGGCACAATTGCTGCGAGAGTATGACTTCCCTTAACATTGTCTTCAGCGGCTCTAGAACGAGTCCTTCACCAGCAAGCAGCTGTTAACGAAGAGCTGCGGCGGAGGATCCATCGTTTAGATCCTTCTCGTTGGGCAGAAGAGAAGCTTGGAGACACGTTATGGTCGAAGCAGCGTCAGATTATGAACTCGGTGCGGGACAATCGCCGCACGGCAGTTCGTTCCTGCCATGAAGTCGGAAAGTCGTTTATCGCGGCTGAAGTCATTGGTTGGTGGATTGACACCCGCGCAGTTGGAGATGCTTTCGTCGTCACGTCGGCTCCCACTGCGAAGCAGGTTGCGGCTATCTTATGGCGCGAGATTGGCCGCGTACATGCTCGTGGATCCCTACCTGGTCGCGTTACAGCTACAGAGTGGAAAGCCACTCCGCTCATTAACGGAAAACCCGGAAAAGAAGAGCTGATCGCATTCGGTCGAAAGCCGGATGACTACGACATGACTGCCTTCCAGGGAATTCATGCTCCGGAAGTTTTGGTTGTGTTCGATGAGGCGGACGGTATGCCAGACGAGCTCTGGGAGGCCGCTGACTCGCTCATCGCTAATGACGACTCGAAGATGCTCGTCATTGGAAACCCGGATAATCCACTCAGTCAGTTTGCCAGTGTATGTAAGCCAGGTTCTGGTTGGAATACAATTGGTATCTCAGCATTTGACTCGCCCAACTTTACTGGTGAGTGGATGCCTGAGAAAGTTAAGAAACAGCTCATTGGACCAACCTACGTCGAAGAGAAACGTCGGAAGTGGGCGTCGAAGTGGGAGTGGAATGACTCTTACACAGCAGTAATCTGCCCCGACGGACAGGACCCTCTCGATACTCATCCTTACTGGCAATCTAAAATTCTGGGACAATTCCCAGAGCGTGCTGACGAGGGTGGACTTATTCCTCAGATTTGGGTTCAGCAGGCACGTACCCGGAAATTAGCACCTTTTGGTCCACATGAGCTTGGAGTTGACGTTGGTGGTGGCGGTGACGCTTCCACTATCGGTGAGCGGATTGGGCCAGTATTCAGAATTATTCACGAAGACCGTAATCCTGACACAATGCAGACCACAGGTAAGGTGGTCAATTTCCTCGAGAAGACTGGCGCCGAGCGTGCAAAAGTTGACGTAATCGGAATTGGTCGAGGCGTTGTGGATCGCGGTAAAGAACTTGAGAGGCCGTTTGTCGGAATCAACGTCGGAGAAAAGGCAGTCGACGAGAAAGCATTTGCGAATCTCCGGGCGGAGTACTACTGGAACCTTCGAGAACTTTTCGAGACCGGTCAAATCTGCATGGAGGAAGACGACGAAGACACTGCCGCTGAACTTGTGGAGCTCAAGTATCGTCGCCAATCTAATGGGAAGATTGAAATAGAATCTAAACAACAAATGAAAAATCGCGGCGTGCCTTCCCCAAACCGAGCTGAAGCTATGATGCTTGCGTTTGCCGAACCAAAGAAACTTAAAGGCGGCGTTCTTGCCGGGAAATGCACATGGTAGATAATAATTCTGCTGGTCCGTTTGGTGTTATGCGGACATTGAATTACGTGCTTAGTCGAATGAAGCTCTCGACAGGTACAACATTCAATGGACTTAGAGATTTGTACAGTGCCCTCGGATATAAACGTGATCTTGGGTACTCAGATTACGAACTTAGATATCGTCGTGGAGACATTAGCACTCGTCTCGTAGAAATCCACCCGAAAGCAACTTGGGCATCTGGCTGTGAAATTCTTGAAGTTCAAGATCCTGAAGAATTTACAGATTTTGAGAAAGCAGTTCTTGAGTTAGACGATAAAGTTCATTTTTGGAACGCTTTCCTTCGTACAGACATCCTCGCTGGTCTCGAGGAATATGCAGTTCTCTACATTGGTGCCTCTGGAGCCACGGATAAACCTCTTAAGAAGGGTGATGGAACGACTAACGGCATCGGCTATTTGATGCCATATCGTAAGAGTAATGCTCTTATTCACTCAGTCGTTTCTGATGTGTTTAACCCGAGATACGGACAACCAGAATTCTACTCAATTCAGTCCAAACTTGAAAGTGGAATTGCGGCTTCTTCCGCAGAAGTCAAAACACTTAAAGTTCATTGGACTCGAGTCATTCACGTAGCAGACAATCTCCTCGAATCCAATATTTCTGGAACTCCGAGGCTTGAAAATGTCTGGAATCGTCTTGATGACCTCGATAAGATTGTTGGCGGAGGTTCTGAGGCATTCTGGAAAACTGTTTATCAAGGTATGCAGCTTGATGTAGATAAAGATATGGACCTTGATGAGGATGCAAAACGCGAACTTAGCACTCAGATTGATGAATTTGAGGCTAATATGCGTCGTGTGTTCCGCACCCGTGGAGTTACCGCTAATCCACTTGGTGTCCAGGTTGCGGACTTTGGTCAACAGATGCACGCTGTTATCGACATGATTGCAGCGACTAAAGGGATCCCAAAGAGAATTTTACTCGGTTCTGAGCGCGGAGAACTCGCTTCGGCACAGGATAAAGCATCTTGGGATGATGAAATCGACGATCGACGTGCTCAGTTTGCGTGGCCAAGAGTTGTGAAGCCGTTTATCGATAGACTTATCGAGTACGAGTATCTTCCAAAGCCTAAAGATTCATATTTTGTCCAGTGGCCTGAGCGTACCAAGATGACTCCAACTGACAAAGCAGTCATTGCTCAGCGGTTGGCGTCACTCAACAAGAATATGGGCGTTCCGGTTGTCGTTCCAAGTGATATCCGTGACAGGGTTCTTGGTTGGGATCCATTAACTGACGACCAGAAACAGGAAATCCCACCTGAGGCAATTAATCCTGCAAGGGCAGTAGGACCTCCTCCTGAAAAACAGCCAAATAAGTCACAGCAGTCGGAAGGTGACGTAACGGAGGTACGAAGCAATGTCTGAGTATCGTACACTTCGGATCCGTTGTGCAACAGAAGTTCTCCGAACTGCCGTTTTTCACGGTCGAGAACATCTTGTAGTTCCAGTTGTTGCTCTTGTGGAAGGGGTTCTCCACGCAAGTAATTCAGATTCACCTGAACTTGTGTTGGCAGAAGAATTTTCTAAATTTCCTTCCGGTTGGAATGGAGAGCCTGTAGTCCTAAATCATCCCCAGGACGAAGAAAGTGGACATATGTTGTCCGCAAATAGTCCTGAAATCCTTGAAAAATATCAATTAGGGACGATTTTTGGGACTACTGTAGAGAAAAAACAGCTCCGAATGAACGCGTATATTGATGTCGCAAGAGCGGCAAATCTTGGAGAAAAGGCTCAAAATTTACTCCAAAAGATTGAAGAAAATGGAACAATTGAGATCTCAGTTGGCTGTTTTCTAGAAGCTGAGAACTCTTCCGGTGTGTATAACGGCCAAAGATACGCCCGAGTATGGCGAAATATTGTCCCCGATCATTTAGCGTTCCTTGAAGAAGGTTCTATTGGCGCGTGTAGTAATGAGGCCGGCTGTGGAGCCGGAATTTCTCGTGCCGCCGTTCACGTGGTCACGAAGGAAGGATTCACCCTCGAAGGAGAACCAATGGCAGAAAACAAGGAAGACGAAAAAGTTGTTCCACGTTCTCTTCGAGAACGCATTCGGGACACTTTCAAGTTCGTAGTTGGTAAAAGTGTTGAGGATGTGTCGGATAATGATCTCCGACGAACTCTCGACAAGGCTCTCAGGTCTACAGAGCCGGCCTATTACGGGATTGATTCAGTCTTTCCTGCAGACAATTTAGTGATCTTTAGTTCCATGCCTGACGAGAAATGGATCACCTATAGTCGCCGCTATGAGGTCGGTGAAGATGGGAAGGTCACGTTTTCTGGGGAAAAGGCGGAAGTTGAACCTGTAACTAGGTTTGAGCCTGTTGCAGCAGAGGAGTCCCCAACTGCTGCATCTTGTGGTTGTGGGGGCAAAAAAGAAGTGAGCGCGGAAGGCGCAGAAGGAGGGATCAAAGTGCATAAAAATGCCGAGCGCATCACCGCGCTCATCGCAAACCCCAAGACTCCCTGGACTGAGCAGGATAGGGAGTACCTTCAGTCCGTGACTGATGAGCGGTTGGCTACGCTTGAAAATCACGCAGAGCCGAAGAAGGAAGAGCCTGTCGTTGCGGCTAAGGCCGAGACGAAGTTAGAGGATCTTCCGAAGGAGTGGCAGGCTGCTATCCGTTCGGCTGAGGAGGCCGAGAGGAAGACTCGTGGCACGCTGATTGAGAAGCTTGCTACGGCTCAGAAGGGTTTCTCGAAGGAGGATCTCGACGGAATGTCGTTCGAGCAGCTTCAGAAACTTGGCAAAGCCGTCCTGAAGGACGCAAATGCTGAACCAATCGACTTCTCAGCGTCGGCCGGTACTCGGTTCGCTGCTGCTGATGCCGATGAGTTTGCGGATGACGCTCCGGATCTCGGCGTTGTTATTCGCGCGGCTCGGAACGTCAACTAAACTTCCCCGTAGAGAGGAGAAGAAATGTCGGATTCTCGCGTTATCGTACTTCAGGGAAACCCCATTGTCAATGAAAACGGGGTTGCCACCGAAGCGATTACGCCGGGCATGCTGGTGCAGGGTGTTACCTCTATCAGCAAACACAGCAGCGCTGGTGGTGCTGCCGCCCGGACTTTCGCTCTTGATCGACCCTACATGGGTAACGATATCGACGTTGCCTATGCTATTGGCGACGTTGTGAAAGTGGCATCATTCGCTCCTGGCGATGTTGTCAACGCTCTTATCGTTTCTGGTGCAATCTCGGCTGGGTCTTTTGTTGAGAGCAACGGAGACGGTTATCTCAAAGTTTACGGCTCGGGTGTGCGTGTTGGGCGCATTCTTGAAGATGCCGGTAGCGGTGGTGCTGGTCGCGCTGCCGTGGAACTCTACTAGCCTTTAGCGGCAGAGAAGGAGAGACATGAGCAGTGTGGCTTCAGTAGATACCGGTCGTACCTTCTGGGGTGCGAATTCCGGTAGGTGGGCAACGGAGCAGATGCTCCGTGCTATGAAGCAGGGGAAACCCCTGTCAACCAAGGTCCTTCGAACCAACGACACTCTTCGCAAAGATGAGTGGAAGAGCTTCGATTCGGTCCTCGTCACCGAGGCACAGTACCGTCTTCGTGCAGTTGCTGATCTGTATGCAGCAGGTCTGACGAAGCCGATTAACGGTGGTCTCGGAAAGACGGTCCATGAGTTCGAAAAGATGACCGACATGACGCCGGCCATCATGTCCATGGACCCGAATGTTCGTTCGGACGATGACCGGGTGGAGTTCAGCCTCGAAGGCGTTCCCCTGCCAATCATCCACAAGGATTTCAACATCAATATCCGCTTGCTGGAAGCCTCGCGGAATGGTGGGGATCCTTTGGACACGATTCAGGTTGCACAGTGCGGTCGACGGATCGCTGAGAAGCTGGAGGACCTGGTCGTTAACGGTACCACCAAGATTTATGGTGGTCTCCCGATTTACGGCTATACAACGTTCCCCGGGCGTGTTCTGGATTCGTTCGGCACGAATGGTCATTGGGGTGCAGCGGCAAAGACCGGTGAGAACATGCTGGATGACGTTCTTTCCGCGAAGGCTGCTCTGCAGGCAAACCGGATGTATGGTCCGTACTGGATCTATGTTCCTGGTGATGCAGACGTCAATCTCGACAAGGATTTCAAGGCGAACGGTACCCAGACCATTCGTCAGCGACTCCTGGCGGTTGACGGTGTTGCGAGGATTTCTACCCTCGATACCCTTGCGTCTGGCAATCTCATCGTTGTTCAGCCAACTCGTGACGTG